TCAATACTGGTCGGAGCGCACCCATTTACCTATACCCACGTTTCTCCAGGTGGGCGCTACAGCACTGGAGAGTGCGCCTGAGCGCGTTCGGGATGTATCAACGTTGTCAATGTCTGCGAAAGACACCGTTACGCGCTGGTCTTTGTAATTCAAACTCCTGAGCACGAATGTGCCGTTTTTCTCATCGATGCTCTCCAATATGCCTTGAGCCGCTAGTGGATTTCCGCCTCCCGTGGTTGTCTTGCGCCAGACCAAGAGATAGCGATTGAGCGATTGCTTGAGCTCAGCTGTGACCTGGGCACGCATGACATGATCGTTGACATAGGCTTCACATGCTTGTTGCACAGGGCGGGTAATGTTCCTGATTTGCCGCTCACGGTCGTAGAAATCCTGATAAGGATCTGCTTTGGACGACGCTGAATCGTAGATCACATTTCGGCGACGCAGGTGCTCAGAGATATCATTTGAAGCCAGCTCGGCCGCTGCAGCGTCAGCAATGGCGTCAATGCCATTTTCACCTGATGTTGCTGTGCTTGCATCATGGGTCACTGATTTAAGGGCTTTGTCCAAGGTACTCTCGGCCGCGTCTTGCATCTTGTAACAGGCTCCACAGGCAGCTTCGTAGACGATGAAGGCAGCTTCATGAGCATTTTCATCATCGTTCACCAACGCTGCATCCAGTGCTTTACGGGCTTTGTCTCGGGCAACGATAGGCGCGCCCAGTTCAAAAGCGGCAACAAAAACGCCCCAGACAAGCGCGTATACCTGGGCATCCCGCAGCGCTCGCACGACATCCGGAGCCGTGGCGACATGCTTGTTTTCAGTGATGACAGCGAGCCGTTGTTGCACCGCGTCATAGGTTTGGCAATCACGAATACTTGAGAACAGCGCATCCAGTTCTGTAGCCTTAGTCCGAATCCTTGTGACCGTGGGGTGGGCGTGTGTTGAAACTTTCGTTTGCTGGCGCGCCTATGTTCAGGCTGGGGCTCGAAAGGCTGCTACTGGCATTTGTGAGAGTTGACTGCTTGCAAGCTAGGTGTTCGGGCAGGTTGCGGATGTACTCGGAGCTGCGCCAATCGCGATATGAGTGGGAAGCCCAGGCAGTTTCAGACTACGTGTTGCGTGTCACTGGCGGGCTAGTAGGGCCGCTTCATTGAAAGGCCTTCGTTGTGATGTGCAATGATGGATACGAACCAGCGGCGACGCTGAGCTTGTCATGCCAGTCAGCACTGATCGTGATCCAGCCCCAGCAGCCTTATACATGATTTAACATAATACACATTATGCGCATCCTTGGATTTTCCCCGCGGGGCGGTGTACCCTACAATTCAGCACTGAATGATCTAACTACACTAAATTACCATTTAGTTTAGTTATATAGGCGCGTCCACCAAACGCGGCGTCAGGAACAATACCAGCTCCGTTTGCGTCTTCACCGTCGACGTGCTGTTGAACAGCCACTTCAAGCCCGGGACCCGACCGAAGAACGGAACACTGCGCACGGTTGTGCTGTTCGTGTCCGAATAAACTCCACCCAGTGCCACTGTTGTTCCGAAGCCAGAAGAAACACGCGAAGTTAGTGACGTTGTGTTGATCGGTGGCACTCCGTTCAATGCGTTGGCGAAGTCTGGTTCATCCTTCGACAAGATGACGTCAAGCAGCACACCGGAATCATTGACGAACGGAGTTACATCGAGCGATAAGGCGGCCTCCTTGAATGCTATCGATGTTGCCCCGTCTCCAGCGGATTGCTGGTAAGGAACCTGTGACCCTTTGATGATCTTTGCCTGATGCCGATCGGTCGTGAACACGCGCGGACTGGAGATGACGCGGCCCATGCCTGCCTGCTCCATGGCATCTAACTCAGCATCTAAGTTGAACGTCTTAGTTGCGATACCGAAGCCAGCCATTGCAGCCGGAGTTAATCCCAGCGGCACAGTGCCGGTCAGAATACCCGATCCGGCACGAATCGAACTTGACCAACGAACCCCGAGGTTCTTCGAGTAAGAGCGGTTCACTTCAACTATTCGCGCTTCAATCATCACCTGCTTACGCGAGTAATCGACAGCATCAAGATACGTCCGAAGGTCGGCCAACCGATCTGGACTCATGCGAGCAACTACAACCGACGAGTCTTGTTCAGCGTTCAGGCTTTCTCCCTGATCCAGCGGAAATGCCTTGATAGCATCAACTGACGGGATGTTTCGGACCTTTAGAATCGTGACTTTGTGAGCGGGCTGCAGAACAGGCGCTTGACCAGGAGCACCGGTAAACGGCTGCGACACTTCCTGTGCATTGTCATAGCGTGGGTAGGCACTGACGCGAAGATAGTTATCTTCAACCGTGTAAAGAAGCCCGCGAGGACCGGTGACAAACTCGATTGCGTCATCCCACGACACGTCACGCATGCGCATAGTCAGCGACCCGGTCACACCTTCACCAACTACCAAGTTCAGGCCGCGATAATCAGCGAGCAATTGCAAGGCATCCGAAACCCGGATTGACTGGAAATCGAATGTCAGAGACTGCGGAGGCTCATCGGCAAACGAGACAGAGAGGAAGACCGACAACAGAGCGGCCACTAGTAACTTGCGCAAAACTTTCATGTCAGCCCCCTACCCCCATCATTCCATTCAATAGCAAATTAGGCTTACGCATTGCCCATGTAGTAATTCTAGCCCCGTCCACATCGCAATAGGCCTCGGTGAAATCCTCGAAGTATTTACAGTGACTGAAAGATATATAGCGGGTATTGCCGTTTACATCGGCGATCAATGCAAGTGGCTCAGAGATACCACGGTAGTTAGGGTCAGGTTTCGAGGGGTGAACAAACCCAACAAGACGCCATGACTTCGAGACAGCAGGATCATTAACTTGTGGGGCAGTTGAATTGACGACAGGCGAGACAACCTTGGTGTCTTCTGTTTTGGTAGAGAAGAAACTGCGAAGCATTGTAAGACCAACAGTAAGACCTACGACAGCTAAAATGACGTAAGCCCATAAGGCATATGAACGGAGGAAGCTGGAGCGACCATCAGCTGATGATTCGTCACCAACCTCCCCCGTTGTTGATTGCGTTGCAGATTTGTAGTGTACAAAAACTTCCTTCTTGAAAGTGCCGCCAGTGGTGCGAACCAGCTTGGTTTTAGGAGGGGAATCACCAGTGACATTACCATTATATATCTCAGTTTTGTAAGTTCGCTTACCCAGCTTGCGTATACGATAGGTATATTCGACTAGAGTGCGCACCCAGCTGGAAATCTGAGCTAAGTCTTGCGATACAAGAACAACACGCATGGAGTTATTATTATCATCTACGCGATGACGATGCTCAGCAAGCAACGCCTTGTCAGAGTGCTTTGCTTGATTGCTATTTACACCAGCTGGCCAACGTCTCCAGCATTCATCGAGAATGGCAACCGATCCGGGAGGAAGAAGTTGAGATAAGTCATCCACTTCATGCCAATCAAGCGACAACTGCGTTATGCGGCCACCGAACTCTGCAAGAAGGGTATCGGCATTTAACGGTATGTTAGTAACCACATGCCTGTTCTGCTTCAGCGAAGGTATTACGACATGCTCGACAACACCATAGCTTTTGCCATGGCCGGGCTTGCCAACGTATGCATGAATAGCCATATATCAACCAATTATCGGAATACGACGAATGAAGAAACGAACAAGGTACGCAGATATAACCATCGTAAGACCCACTGGGGCCTGACACATATTAGCGAAAAACCAAACTCCAGAGGGAACGGCGGAGATAAGAGCGTCAGCGGCTTGAATTGTACCGACAATATAGCCGGTGCTTAGCCAAGAAAGTAGCGCATCCCAAAACCAGTTAGCCTGTGCAAGAAGCAAGTCAACGAAATACTGCAATATGTCTTGCAGTACGCTTAAGAGCCATTCCCCGAAAGCAGTCATGATAATCCCTTATGCAGAAAGAACAATGCGAATAGCCAACAAGGACCAGAGGAGCAGGAAGACGGCTGTAAGTATGCCGGCAACGTCACTATTGTTATATATCTCGCAATGAGTATCGAAGTTAATAACACCTAGATAAGTTTGCGCTGTAAATGTCGGGCAAGTAGTCGTGTTGGTCATGTTTCTAAGCGACTCTTGCAGCTGGAGAAGAGACTGACCAAGCTCGGAGTCATTCCATGTTGTTTCCAGACCTATAACGTAGGACTCATGATGGAGAGCGTTCTGTTCACGATCAAATATAGCGTCTGTATCTAGGTCGCCAGGACTATCGAAATCAAGTTCACCATCAAAATCGGAGCCATCAGACTCGCCAGAACCACCACCATTTCCGCCATTGCCGCCATGACCACCATGCCCACCGTCACTGCCGGAACCAGAATCATCGCCTTCACTCTCACCACTCCCAGAGCCGGGGGTAAGAGCGTCTCCCTTTTCAGGGGCTGTATATCCGCTTTCAGCGCTGCATGAAGGGTCAGCGGCATTAAGGCCAACAAAGTAGTTACAAAAGCCTGTATCTGTAGAACCTCTAACAAGGTAGCAATTACTAATGGCTGCTGACTCACCCATGTAGGCGCAGGAGTTATGACAAATATTAGTAGCTTGACGAACCGTCCATACAACAAAGTATTTGTCACCGCTTTTAGTTACCGTGCTATTTGCACCGCGACTCTCCAGAGTCTCAGGGCACTTAGTGGCACCGTCATTCTTTGCGGTTACAAAGTTGTTGAGCTTGCTAGTACCGATGTAGAAAGAATATTGGCAGCTATAGTCAGCACCGTTTTCGTCGCATTTTTCAAGTTTGAACGGTGCGCGGTCAGGCTTGTTTTTCTCCATCGCCTTGACGTAAGCCTCAGCGAAAGCTTCAGGTGTTTGCTGAGAGCCAGCGGCCGAACACTCTTTTGGGTTCGTAGTAGGATATGGCTCACCACATGTCCACCCTGCATTTGCAGAAGTTACGGAAAGCAAAGATAGGGCAAGAACTCCCAGTGCTGGCAATAGTTTGTTCATATCAAAGTCCTGCCCATGCAGCAAACGCACAACCACCACCGAAGCAGAACATGGCGAAGTAATAGAGTTGATCCATGGCATCACCCATATTCAAGGCAAAAAAAGGGCGTCCGAAGACGCCCAGCGGAACGATGGTTACTTAAGTGCGACGCAGGAAGCTAACCAGCATGCCACCGCCTTTGCCGACAGCAACAACACCAACAATGGCGGTGCAGACCGCGATAATGCCGGCGGTGATTCCAGCGGCGTCGAACTTGTCAAGCATGGAGGTATAATCGACCGTACCATCAGCAGCGAATGCAGAAGGAGCGGTAACTGCGAGAACGGCCGCAGAAGCGAACAGAGCCTTGATTTTGCGCATGGTATTTCCTTATGTAGTTTTGACTAGGTTTATTAAAGTCCGGCAACCAAAGATAACCAGCAGAACACCAGTGACCATTGTGAAACCGGCTCCAAAAGCTTGCCCCAGTAAGGCCGGGTCAAGCTGGGAGACGTCAAAAGGAGGCGTATATAGCGCGACCTCCCATTGTGTAGAACAAACAGGGGTGCCACCCTCAGTTGATATAGTGCCTGGGCAATAGAGGGTGGCAGACATTAGGCAGACTTCGCTTCGGTAGTGGCAATACGGCGACCTTGGCGCGGATCTACTTCGAAGCTCAAACGACCATCGCGAACATCCGCGATAATATCGCACTCATACATGCCAACTTGCGGCACTTCATTCGGCATTGCTGCGTAGAAGTCAGCCTTTTGCGGGTACGGGATGCCCGGCAGATGAACATAAGCAGTGTACATGCAGTAAGGCTTGCCACTCTTTTGCGCGGTACCGGAACGGAACTGACCGGTGACTTCGACGTTAATGGTGTTGTGATGCTTCGACATAGTGCTGCCCTTCCCTATCGTTGGCAGTCGGAAACTTAAGCCCGACTTACAGTGTGCCCTGCTGGGCGGAATCGCTGGTGTAGCCCATCCATTCTGCGAAAGAAGGCGTGCCACGAGTATCGCTAACAAGGAACCACTGGCGATCTGGCTTGGCCCCCTGCTCTTTTAGCTGGTCGAGAACCTTGATTGTCTCTGCAACTTGTTCAGCAAGTACGGGATTCATGAATGCCTGTACTTGCCGCTGTTGATCTAGCCTGCGCTGTTGTCCAGGTGAAAGCTGTGTGCCTTGGAAGCTGACGGTTTTCATGCTGCCACCAAGTGCAGATGACTTGGGCGGCGATACCAAGTAGGCATTGGCAGTTCTCGCTTAGTAACTTCGCGGCACTGGCGAACAAATACAGGAGCGAAGCGGGAAGTATCGCAGGCATTACGAATATTGATACCAATGCGATTGAGGCGCGCTGCGTTAGTCTTGACCTGTGACTTCGAGAAGTCGAACTTGTGACCGTGCATCCACAGTATCGCTGCTGATGCAGTGGAGTTGGCAGCCTGCCGGCTATTCACTACGCCTAGTTCGAGTAATTTGTCTGCAATCGTCATCATATCCATGGCCGTAACCTGCAAGCGTTCGTCAATGGCAAGAAACTCGTCGTGTATCTCTGTAAAGCGGGCTTCATTGATAAGGCCCCAAAAGGCCAGCCCTTCGCGCTTCAAATACTCTGCTTTCAACTCTTGTTCCATACGAACCACGCCGTTCGAAGCGCAGTAATCTCGAACCTGAACTACATATTCAAACTCTGGCGAATCCTCGCCGTACTGACGTTTAATCTTAGGCAGTAAGTTTTGGTCCATTTCGAAGGCCTTGTCGTAAGCCTTGCGATACTGGAGGCGACCACCCTTACCATTTCCTTTCGGCGTCCAAGCTACAGTTCTGCCATTCGGGTAAAGGTATCCAATACTGTGCCCAATACGCTGAGACGAAACACCACGCAAGTACGCAAGCGCGTTGCCTTCACCGACAGATACGTTAGTCGTCAAATCAATGCGATGTATAACGGCGCCGTCGGCAACAAGATCACCAGCTTTACCACCCGAAGCTCCATCGCGAAGAAGAACGCGAGTGCAACGCGTAAATGGCGGCAAACCATACTGAGCAAGTAAGGCATTATAAACAGCAACACATTGCTCAATCGTCGAGAACCCAAAAAGGTTGTCAAGACGACCAATACGGCTAGGGTTGCCATCAACGCGGATGTTACGACCGGAAACATGGATGGTGACAGAGGTGCAGAAGCTTTCACGATGCACGAAACGAGGCTGTTTAGTGCTGAGAACTTCGTCAGTATTGGCGTCGATGGTCAGGGTAAACACATCACAAACGACCGGCAGGTCGTGATCGTGTTCCTGAGAAATTGTGAGCCAATCAATGAACATCCGCTGTTCCTAGCAATCCATTTCAGCCCGGAAACACGTCAATATCTGTATTCCGGTACAAAAGTGGCAGAATTGTAACCACGGAGGATTCTCGAATGCAAGACAAAATGTACCGGAATACCGGAACTGTACAGAATGACAGTGCTTACGCTCAGGATGACATGAGCCACGTGACCGAGAGAGCAATGACCATAGGCGCAAACCTGAAGCGTTTTCGGGCGATACGCGGCTTGACGCAAGAGCAGGTTTGGGAGGCGTCAGGCTTGAGTAAATCGTCTTACACGTCGTACGAGGCAGGCAGGAGCGTACCTTCAGCCGACAAGGTTGTAGCCATGGCCAAGGTGCTAGGCGTGACGACTGATGAGCTTTTGCTTGACGCAGATGAACTGTCGGTATCCCAAGACATGGCCCCTATTTTAAGGAGATTTGACGCACTGCCCCAGGGGATCAGAGAACAGGCAAAAATCGCCTTGAAAGGCGTGCTTTTCGGGTACGAGCAAGAAGCGCTTCGCTAGGCGTGAAAGTATGGAAGTCCATACCAAAGTGGGGGTGTAACAGCACCCCCACCCCGGCTCGCCTTCGGCGGTCCCGCAAAGTGAGTGTGTTGCTCAAGAAGATCAACGTCAAAAGCCCCTCCGGGGGCCCTCCGGGAGCTCTCGGCGAGGCCAGGGGTGCGGGGAGAAAAGCGCTCCCCACACCCCAGGCGGAGAGTAATTAGGCGGGGTGTGGTAAAGGGTTCGCTGCGCTCCGGGACTCCGTTTATCGCGACGGTGGAGCGCTGTCACGATAAGCCGGGGTCGCGGCCCTTGACCATTCAAGATCGGCGGCGTTAGCCGTTGGCCAACAGCGGAAGCGGACGCGGGAGGCATTGCCGCCGGGGTTCGCGCTACGCTAACCCCCTTCGGCAAAGCCTCCTCCGACCGGTACCGAAAGTTTGCCCAGGGCGAAACTGCCGGCGGGCTTTTTGGTACCGAAACTATTGGGCTTTGTTGAGGCTATGCACGATGGAATAGAGCGTAGCGATAGCAGTTCCGGCAGAAACGGTGATGACGAACCAGAACTCTACAGGGCTCAGGCGTGTTAGTGGCTCAAAAGCAAGCTGATACAAGGTAGGCATTTCAAATCTCCATGGCCGTTTGGCCTGTCTTTTCGAGTAGCAGTGCCGCAGCAGAGCGAGCACCTTCGATAGTCCTTTTTGCTACTTCTAGCTGGGCAGTCAACTGGGCAACCTGATCACGCAAGTCGTGGATGGTCGTGCGCTGTGCCAGATAGGCAAGAGCAGCCGTTTCGACGGCCCCGGAAGCAGTTTTTCTGCCGGTTACAGCCTTCAGTGCATCGACAGTAGCAGCGTCCATGTCGAGAATCTTAACTAGCAT